CCCCTAGACAATTGTTAAATCTAAGGGCGGATAGAGTTAACAATCACCGAACATAACCGATTGATAAGTAGGTATGCTTAATATATAACACTTACAGTATAAGTAGATTATGTATAGATATATCCTTACTATATATATATAGTAACTATGATATGTAGATAATATGTTATCTACATAATATGTTTTATATATACAAAGACTATCTTTTAAATATAAATACAACTGCAGTTGCATTAACCTACCTAATCTGTATAATCGTAAACAGCAACAAAGAGTAGTTATTAATTTCCTAATCTAATGAGGTATCAAATGAACCGTACTCAATATAAACAAGCTAGGCGTTTAATCCGTGACAATGGTTACTACGCTTTAATCTGGTTAACAGAGCAAGAGCAAAAGGTTTTTCGTGAATTAAAAAGACTTCAATACCAATGCGCTGACGAATTAAAAGAAAGATTTGAAATTGTCATTTGGTGCAAACGTGATGGAATTAGTTATAACTTCCGTCAGTTAGCTAGAAAATAATCAAACAGCTTGCCAGTGCTTAACTGGCTTTCCTAACCTTTCCTAACAAGGGGCTTACCATGCAAAACACTACTTACAACGGCTGGACAAACTACGCTACTTGGCGCGTCAATCTTGAAATGTTTGACGGTTCCGAGTGCCAATGGACGGCAGAATCAGCACGGGATTTTGTCGAGGAAATAATCATTGACACCACGGACGAGGGTGTAGGCCGTGACTATGCATTGGCATTTATAGACGATGTCAACTGGCACGAAATAGCAGAGCATTATCAGGACGAGGAAGAGGTAGAAAATGTTTGAAATACTACTTGAATACGTTGCTGGCTTAGTCGGTGCGGCACTTGTTTATCTGTTTTTCTTTGTTTTGCTTTCTTTCTAACTTAGGGATTAATTATGGATTACATTAAAAATTGGAATCAATTAGTAACAGTTTGCTCAGAACAAGCGCAAAAATTAGCTCAAGAAAATGCAAATAATGGCAATTTTGAAGCCCTTTATTTGTACTATAAACCGTCTACAGAATGGGAAAACGGGCACTTGTTAACGGTTCCTGATTCTAAAAAAGCTCCAGAAGGGTACATTTTAGCTACCGGCTTAGGTCTTAAATGTAATGTGCCATTTTCATATTATTGGAATTGGATTAAAGACAATTCAAGCCGATTGCCGATACTGGCATGGGGCACAAATAAATTATGGGCATAAAGCCCGCATAAGCAGTTTTATCTGTATAGGGTTGTCTTACTATTGGCAACCCTATTTAATCGCCCTACGGGCCTTCCTAATCGTTTTAAAGGGGATTTACTATGAATGAGCAACAAATAACAGCTATTAAATGTGCTTTTGCTGACTTACAAGGCGCAATACAAGCATTTCAACAATTGGACATGCACGCGCACGACTGGGACGCGCACGCAATGTCAATTGATGACTTGATAAGTGCTTTTGATTTCTTAGGAGAAAACTAACATGGGCAAAGTTAAACAATCATTAATAGTTGAGCAAGAGAACATTGACCTTGATTATCGGCCTTTTAAGCCGATTGAACGCTTATCCGATGTCGAGGTATCAGCAGCGTATTTAAAGCCCTCTAGGGGGCTTTTAGACGGTCGAGAATGGACGCCTAGTAGTCAAACCGATGTAACAAAGACTTGGCGTCGATTCGGCTGGCGTCCCATTGCTGAAATCAAAGCAGAACAAAACAAATAATGCTTACCATTATTTTTACTTTATTAGTTTCGGGGATATTTATGGGTATGGGAATAATGCTTTTGACAATAGTGGCTTGGATTCTTTGGACTTTTTTAACGCCACCTGATTGACATTTGCCCCCCGCGGGGGTATGTTCGGGTTGTCTATGTGTGCGCATAGAAAAAACCTAAAGCCCTTTAGCTTTGGTTCTTCATCCTTAGGGAGCGTGCGCACACACGCGAGAGCCAAAACTTGAGGGCTTTTTTGCGTATAGACCGTACCCCGCACGATAGCAAGCACCTAAACGTGGTGGCGCGGGAGAAAAGCGTAGCCGGTATGCTGAAGTTAGCTAGGGGGCAGTTCCCGAATAATCCGGTCGGCTGGTCGAATCGTCAAGCCGAGGGGCGTACGGTAGCCAATCCGTAGCATGACGATGCCCATTATGGGCGGTGAACCTTCTCTCTCTACCCTTTTCGGTTTGGGGTAGGGGGGTCTTTTGGTGAACGGGACTATACATAATGAAATATCTAGTCAGGAAGACGCTAACAGGTAGCGCACATTATTGGAACGGTACTAATTCATTCTGCAAAATGTACGCAACTGGCGGTATGAAAAAGTCTAAATACATTGTTTCAACTCAAAAACACGGTTTGCCCGTTTGTACCATGTGCGACAACAACATAAATAAGGAGGATAACCACAAATATCTTGACATATAATCTATCTAATCTATATAGTAGTACCTGTATTTCCTAACCATCTAAAGGGGTAACTATGAAACTTTGCATTGACTGCAAGCACTACAAAGCACGTTCCTGTTTTCATCCATCCAACGGTTTTGATTTAGTTGAGGGCGGTTTAAAGTCCGAATATTGCGCTGTCATGCGTTTAGATACTCGCGCTTGTAAGCCTGAAGGACTTCTATTTGAACCAATGGAGCCTGTTATTTATGACATTGCAGCACTTTTTCCAGATACCAATTTTCCTAACATCAGAGGACAAAACCAATGACCATCCAAACCATGAACCTAGAAGGTTTCAGCCCAATAAGCGTTCAAGACCTTCTCAGACCATTTGATAGGGTTGAATACTCAGCATTTGAAAGAAGTTTGATTGAAGAAAAAGCTCAAATGCGTGACCAGATAGCCATGTTGGAGGCTGAGGTAGATAAGCAAGACAAACTGATTAAATTACTAGCAGAAGCATTATTCCTAACTTACGGAGATAAAGATGAACAATCAAAGTGATTTTGCGCCAGAAGTCCGTAACTCGGCTTGGTGGAGCGGTGACAGCAGGAAAGCAGCCAACGGCCGCGGTAATGAAGCCGTATTAGAGAAGCTAGGTTTGAAAGAGCGTCCAGACCTTAGCCAAGTGGAAGCTGTCCAAATGGGTCATGTAATGCAGCCAACAATCGGCAGACTAGCCCAAGACAAGTTACAGATTGAACTAAAGGACGCTGACTATGCGCTTACACACCCCAAAGAAGGTTGGCTCAAATCACATTTCGATTTCATCTCTGCGGACGGTAAAACGCTGGTGGAAGCCAAAAACTACAACGCAGCGGTTCGCAACAAGTTTGATTCGGAAGCGAACATTATCCCGCCAGCAGACATGGCGCAAATTATCCACGAAGCGGCAGTTCACAATGTTGAGAAAATTGTACTCGCTGTCCTCTTTGGCGGCCAGAATTTTGAGACGTTTGAATTTACAATTTCTGAAGCCCAAAAGGAATCGCTTATTAAGGATATGGCACGTTTTTGGGGTGCAGTCGCTACCAAACAGCCACTTGAGCCAGAGAACACGGAGCAGACAAAACTTATTTATTCTCAAGACAGTGGGACATCTATCGTTGCCATACAGCCCATTGAGAAAGCAGCCGAAGCACTCAAGTTCATTAAGGAAGAAATCAAGCGGCTAGAGGAAAAGGAAGAACACCTTCTAACCGCTATTCAAAATCACATGCAATGGTCGAGCGAACTGGTGAGTTTCGATGGAAAAGTTCTCGCTACATGGAAAAACAGCAAAGGCAGCAAACGATTCGACGCTAAGTTATTCCAAGCCCAACATCCGGACATCTACGAAAAGTTTGTCTCGGAAACGGCAGGTTCTCGCCGCTTCTTACTTAAATAATGGAGGGGATATGTACGCATTTCCTAGTGGGCATGACCCCAAAACCGGTACACAACAAGGCGGCATGAAGTTGCGGGATTACTTTGCTGCTAAAGCATTACAGGCATTGATGAATGACTTTCGTGAAGATTTAGATTGGAACGCTCACGAAGAAGCAAAAATAGCCTATGAAATAGCTGACGCAATGATGAAAGCGAGGGACGAATAATGACTGCATTAGTACCGATTAATGAAATACGCGAAATGGCTGAAGTAGCAGCCAAGAGCAAGATGTTTGGCTTTAAATCTCCAGACGAAGCAATGGCAATTATGCTTCTCTGTCAAGCCGAGAACCTGCATCCTGCTATTGCTATGCGTGACTTTAATGTAATTTTGGGCAGGCCCGCCCTTAAGTCGGACGCGATGCTTGCTCGCTTCCAACAGGCTGGTGGTTCAGTCAAATGGGAGGAATACACTGATGAAAGAGTATCTGGCACCTTTAGCCATCCTAACGGCGGGAGTGTTACTGTCACTTGGACACTCGAGATGGCAAAGAAAATCGGACTTGCGTCTAAGGATAACTGGAAGAATTACGCCAGAGCTATGCTTAGAGCCAGATGCGTCTCTGAAGGCGTTAGAACAGTCTATCCGGGCTGCGTCGTTGGAGTTTACACGCCTGAAGAAGTCGAGACGTTCAAGACGCCTAGCGCGACTGTCAAGGACATGGGCGAAGCAGAAATCGTTATTGAGGAACCGGTAAGCGAGTATCAGTTATTTTTGCCAGACGGGTCTGTCTACGCTAATTGCACTGGCTGGCAAGACTACATTGAACGCTATGTAGCAATGCTAGACGCTATCGAGAATTCACCGAAGCTAAAAGCGGATGAAAAGTCAGAAAAGCGAAAAACTTGGGAGGCGGGGAACGCTGACGCAATCAAGCGCATGGATGCAGTTACCAAGACACAATTTATAGCAGCCAAGCAGGGAGTCGATACCTTCGCAAGTCTGGAGGACCCTATTGAGTAATTTCAGGCATAACGCGCCCCAAAGCATCGGGGCTTTTCTACCCAAAATAAAGGAACCAGTGATGAGTGAAGCAAAAGAATACACAAAGTTTATTCCCCAAGAACTAAAAGGGCGTATCACGCACAACAAATACAAGCAAAAGGATACTGACCCTGATTTAAAGGGAACCCTGTGCGTCAAAGGCCAGATTGTTAATTTTGGTATCTGGAAGAACGACGGTCCTCATGGCGAATACTTCAACATCAAGGTATCTGACCCTGATTGGAAGGATAAGCAGAAGGACGCTCAGTATCCAAAAGAGATAACGCCAAAATCTAAGATGGCTGGCGATATTCCTTGGTAATGCACGCATGGCTTGAATTGCCGTTCCCGCCTTCAATGAATACGTATTGGCGTAACTTTCGGGGGAGAACTGTTCTCTCAAAAAATGGACGGCAATTCAAAACAGACGTTCAGGACTACATCATAGAAAAGAACATTCCTAAATTTGGGGACAAGAAGTTGAAGATAACAATGATTTTGCGCCCTAGAGATAAGAGGAAAATTGACATCGATAACAGGATTAAAGCCGTCCTAGACAGCTTACAAGATGCTGGTGTTTTCGATGATGATTTTCAGGTGGACCACATTGAAATGATTCGAGGAGAACAAATCAAGGGTGGCCTTATAAGGGTGCTGATTGAAGAAATTTCTGGAGGAGAAGGTGAATGAGTTGGCTCTTTTCGCGGGTGCTGGTGGAGGCATACTTGGGGGAAAGATGCTCGGATGGCGAACAGTCTGCGCCGTCGAATGGGAACCATATCCAGCAAGCGTACTTGTTGCAAGACAAAATGACGAAATTCTCCCGCCTTTCCCGATTTGGGATGACGTTCAAACCTTTGACGGAAAGCCGTGGAGAGGAATTGTTGACGTTGTATCTGGAGGATTTCCATGCCAAGACATTAGCGCAGCAGGAAAAGGCGCAGGAATTGACGGAGAACGAAGCGGAATGTGGGGAGAAATGGCGAGGGTCATTAACGAAGTACGACCTAGATTCGTGTTCGTGGAAAACTCACCAATGCTTACTTCTAGGGGGCTTGGACGAGTTCTTGGAAACTTGGCCTCAATGGGGTTTGATGCGAAATGGGGAGTGTTGGGAGCTTCAGCCATTGGAGCACCCCATCAAAGAAACCGTATTTGGATTCTCGGTTCCCACTCCGGTATCGAGCGACGCAACCAGCGGTGCAGTGATTGGGAAAAACGACACTTATTACACAACGTCAACGGGGATGCCAAGGAAAATAAATCAGAATGGGAAAGATGGCAGCGTTGGCTTAGGTCGATTAGTTCAAATGTGGCCAACACCGACAGCACACAACTCGAAGGAAATGAATTCTCCGAGCGAAGCAAATCGGAATACACCAACATTAGCAGCTCAAGTTGGTGGGAAACTGAACCCGCAGTGGGTAGAGTGGCTGATGGGATGGCCGATAGGGTGGACAGACTTAAAGCCATTGGAAATGGACAAGTGCCTCTTTGTGCAGCAGTTGCATGGAGAATTTTGAACCCCCGCTATCTGGAAGGCGAGTCCCTCTGAGGACAGGTTAGGAACGGTACGGGGCGTCGTTTCCAGTAGCCCCACTAATTCATAAGGGATAAAAATGAAACACATTTTCGTAGCTACACCGATGTATGGCGGTTCATGTTTTGGCTTCTACACACAATCGTGCTTAAAGCTGCAAACGCTCTGTAAAGACGCTAATGTCAACTTGAGCTTTTCTTACCTGTTCAATGAATCTCTGATTCAACGGGCTAGAAACTTACTGGCTAGTCATTTCTTAAAATCTGACGCTACGCACATGATGTTCATTGATGCGGATATTCACTTCAATCCCGCTGACATCATTCCGATGATGGAGTCTGATAAAGACATCATCTGTGGCGTGTATCCAAAGAAGGAAATTAACTGGCAGACAGTTCGTAACGCAATCAATGCCGGTGTACCGGATGACCAGCTAAAACTTCATACAGGGGCGTTTGTGGTCAATCTGGTGGATTACCAAACCGAGGTAACGGTGCCAATTAATCAACCCGTGCAAATTTGGAACGGTGGCACAGGATTTATGCTGATTAAGCGTCAGGTATTTGAGGATTTAATCGGAAACGTGCCAAGTTACCTAAATAACGTCTTGGACCTAAACAACCCCGGCAACGGTGAAAAGATTAATGAGTTCTTTGCGACTCAGATTGAGCCAGAGTCCAATATATTGCTTTCTGAGGATTACGACTTTTGCAAGAAAGCACGCAAAATCGGTAAAAAAGTATGGGCAGCCCCTTGGGTGAAGTTAGCTCACGTTGGCACCTATGCGTTTGAAGGCCAGTTACTACAAACCCCATGATGCGCGATAAGTACGCTCCCCATGTTGATTTTGGGGAGTTGTCCGGCTTACTTGGCAAGGTTTTGCCGTCAAATCTGGATATGGTCCTAGAACGCAAGGGACACTTCCTGTTCGGTGAATGGAAGCGGGACGGGGAGAAGATAAGCAAAGGCCAAGAAATCCTCTTAAAAGCCCTCTCAGGGCTTCCTAAGACCACTGTCCTAGTCATCAATGGGGATAGTGATGATGGGATGCGTGTAGAGCGTTTCTGGAGGATTCTGCCAAACGGCAGTTATGCCGATTGTGGCAAAGGTCTAATCGCCTTTAAAGACTACATAACCGAATGGTACCTAGTTGCTGATATAGGTTAATGTTGCAGCGCAACATACTGTTTTACTTGGGGGATGGAAGCCGTGAAACTAATTAGCAATTGTGTGTGCTGTGGTTCTAAGAAGCTAGAAAAGCGTCTAGGGTACTTCCAGCCGTTTATTTCTAATAAGGTGATGGATTACCCTGCCCAAGAGTTAAACGTCAATGGCGGGGCTTTTTACCCCCTCCTGTTCACGAATTCCTTGCGGTGTGTGGACTGCTCCTTTGTTTTCTCACAGGTTAGGTTTGATGATGAGGAGATGGCAAAGATATATACGGACTATAGAGGCGAGGATTACACCGCTTTACGGTCAATATTTGAGCCGGGTTACGCCCAATTAAACAAAAATTTGGGCAAACACCCCCAAGAAGTGCAAAGTAGAGCCGCTGCTTTAGCTTCTTTTGTGCAGCCAGAAGTCGATGTAGCCAAGGTTAGCTCAGTCTTAGACTACGGCGGGGACGAAGGCCAGCACATCCCTTCCTACTTCTCTCAGGCCAAGAAATACGTCTACGAAGTCTCCGGTGTAGACGCTGTAGAAGGGGTCACTAAGGTCAATGATGCGTCTAATGGTTACGTAGACTTTATTATTTGTAGTAACGTCTTAGAACACTTGCCGTATCCAGCACAAGCGTTAGACAAAATATCGAACTGGATGCACAAGGACACAATCCTGTTCATTGACGTACCAGATGAGATTGCAACCTCTGGAGAGCATCCCATTTCTTTTCACGAACACATCAATTACTTTACTGAGCCGTCAGCAATGGCATTAATGCAAAAGAATGGGTTTGAGGTACTGAAGGTCAAAACGGTAGAACTGGACTATGGTTATGCACAGGCTAGACAAGTGTTTTTACTAGCTAAACTGTCATACCCTTAACGACGTGCTTTTCTAGCTGTCTTTTTAGACTTCCTGAACGCTGCTGCTGTCGGGGCACCTTTACTGCCGGGTGTCCTCATACGTTCGCCAGAACCCTTGGCAATGCGTCTACGTTTAGCGTGAATGTTTGCGTATAAACCCGGTTTCATCTGCACCCCCAACGACGTCTAGCTGCCTTACCTCTCTCACCCTTCCAGTTCTTAGACCTTGCACAGAAAGACTTGTGTCTTGGTCCTGATTTGGTTGGGGCTTTTAGTTTACTGCCGGTAGCACGATTGTACTTCTTGCGACCTTTAGCCGTAAGACCACCGCCAGCTTTGACTGACAGCTTCTCACCCCTACCTACAGATAGATTAGTGTCTTTAGACATTGCGCTCAAAGTGTGGACAATCAACAAGACTCTTAAAGTTACCGCCCCAACGGTTTTTGGGATACAAAGATTCCCAATAAGCACCCAACGGAGCAAGCACCTCTTTGTCCCAAATAATTTTTCCGTCTTTGAAGAAGTTTAAGTCGATTGCACACCGCTTCAAATGAATACTGTTCATGGTCTTGGAGCGACCGTTCTTAAAGTAAATGGCTTGTTGCTCTGGAGTACGCGCTAACTCACCGCCAGTAACAATAAAGCCTTGTTCCGTAGCGTACTGAATCAGTTTACAAGCATCTAAAAGGAAAGCGGCTTGTTCTTGTGCAAGACTCATTTGTCCCCCTTGTTACGCAACTCCATAACCTTTTCAACCGTGCGACCACCAAAGTAAGCCGTCATAACCAACATACCCCACTGGCCTAGCAATGAAACATACGATTCTTGGACGTTAATCCCTGCTGCACTTAAGCCAGCGAACAGAAGGTATGCAGTCAAAATGTAAACTAGCGTCATAGGGCGAATGTTCTTAGACAACCAAGAATCAGACGCCATATCAGACTTCCAGCGGTCACTAACATTGTTTTCTTGATTGGCTTGTGCTTCCAATAAAGCCTTGAGTTCTTCCTGCTCTATCTTTGCTTTCTCAATGCCAAGCTCTAATAGTTTTTCTTCATGTTCGTATTGAAGTTGACGCAAACTCTCAACGTCAGCCGATGTTGGGTTGTCAGGTATCTTTACACCTAACTTATCCTCAACAATCTGCTTTCCCTTGGCTTGAATTGCACTAGAAAGTAGGGTCAGACCATTTTCAGCTAACGTGCCAAGTAAGGCACCAACAATAGGAATCATCTCTTAGCTCTTTCTTCCATTAGTTTGATGCGAACCTGTAAATCATGCAGGTCTTTGTAAATGTCTTCTTTTAGCTTGTGCCTAGCCTCTGCACTTAACGGACTGTCAGTTGGCACCCCTTGCGGCGTAATCAACGTTGGCATCTGGCCTTCAATCTTGGTCAGTCTGGTATTGAATGAGCCAACCTCGCCGAGAAGCCAAGCTAGGCTGGCAACCACTATCGGAATAATCGCCTTTAGTGCGTCAGCCCAACTCATTACAAGCCCTCACCCGGAGTTACGTAAATAGTTCCTGTGCCACTAGCAATAATGGCTGATACATACAACACGGCTGTATTTGTTGCTTGTTTAGGAGCAGTAAGAATAGCCGTTGCATTGTTATGCAAAAGCACACCATAAGCAGGAGTTCCAGCCGTAGGGATAACAGCGTCATCCGTACTAGCCGTGCCTAAACGAATAAATATTTCAGCCGCAGTTCCGTTATGAACCCTCACTTGATTCGCAGGACTGTCAGACAGAATAGCAACTGTGTTTGCTGACGTTGTGACATTTATCCGAGTGGTTTTACCCATCGGTTGAAACGGAATGTTATTAGCCATTTAGCACACCTTTTTGCCGCCACCTGTGGTTGGGCTGCGTTTAGTTTGCTCACCATTGCCGAAATCCCAAACAGATATAAAACCTGCTGGCATCCGGTCTGTATTGTTCTGACCGTCTCTGCTGCCGTCTCTTGGCAACTGTGGACGGGTTGATTTAGCAACCTGTTGGTTTAAGTCGCTATTGCGCTTGTGTAGTTTGTCTTTCATCGTTCTTCCTTTCCTCGACCTTTACTAAAAGGTAACTGAAAATTACAAATATCGCTAGGGTTGTCACCCGTTCCCATTTCGGGTCCCACATTGTCCAGCAACCTAGGCCAAACGATGTCAGTAGTGCCAAAATCGTAATGAGCCGGTTTGAGATGACGCGCAAAGCCAATGTGATTAAAGTAACTCCGTCCATGAATATCCCCTAAATGAAAGAGATTCATAGTCTAATCCTTATCATCCTCATCGTCCATACCAAAGCCAGAACCCCACTCATCATCGGACAGCTTCAACTTAATTGCTTCCAACTTTAATGCCCTATCCAGTACCTTTGTCTTGTCTGTAATGGACGCCATTGGGTCATTCATTACAGCCACCAGCATTTGAGCAATAGCACTCTCAAGCTCTGGATTTATCCCCTTTTGTTTCTTAGCCACGTTTTGCCTTTCGACCTTTCTTAGCCTTACGAGCAACTGACAGAGCAATAGCTACAGCTTGCTTCTGCGGTCTGCCACGCTTCATTTCTTTGCGTATATTCTTGCTAATAGTCTTTTGACTAGAACCTTTAGATAGCGGCATTATTCCTCCGATTGGAAAGGTCTGGATGTCGTACCAGCAGCGGCACCTGTAGCGGCACGTTGTTTAGCTGTAGTCGGCGTTCCTTCTTCTAAAGCCCTTTGAACAGCTCTAGCTGGTCGGCTTCTCAAGCCAAGCATAGCGGCACTCTTTCCAAGAGTCGCTTTTAACAATTCAGGCAGACCTGCTTCATTAAGCTCTTTTTGCCAACGAGCGCGTAACTGAAGTTCACGGCCCACTTCACCTAATTGGTCTAACTCACCGCCAGCACGACGTACAGCCTGTTTAGTAGAGCCAAGCATATTGCCTAATGATTCAAGGCTAATGTCGCCACCGCGAATTCCTTTTTGACGCAACAAGTCTTCAAGAATTACGGTATTACGATACAGAGGACGTAATTCATTTAGTTTTGCAGCAACTTGAGGATGATTTCTTGCTACTGACGCATCAATAGTGTCAATCAACTCATAAAGCCTGTGAGCGTCAGAACGGTCAGAAGCAGACCTAGCCGCAGCCATTAAATCATTACGAATGGTCTGGAGAGCATCACCCTCAATAGCAAACGTACTTGGCTGAGAACCTTGTCTGCTGGCTAATTGGCTAAATTTTTTAACAACAGCATCTGCCGTATTTCTAACAGCAGCTAATTGCTGAGAAGGAGGAAGTTGAGTCTCAAATGTCCTTATTGCGTCCAATGCTTGAATAGCTTGAGGGTCAATATTAAATATTTTGCCTTTGTAAACTTTATCAAATTCAGAACCTAAATCTTTAATTCTCCCTCGAACAAAGTCAGGCGTAATCTCAGCAACTTCTTTTCCGGTAGATGCAGACGCAAGTTTGTTTGCTAATGTTTGATTTTCAGCCGCCCAACCAGTAGCTCCTTTTGCAGCAGTTGGAACATCCCTTTTAACTTGAGAAGGGCTAAGTTTGAATCCAAGACTTTCAGCAACCTTTGCTGTTGCTTCGCGAGAAACAGAAGGAACGCCAAGAATAGCTTTTGCTCCAGTTTTAGCCATTCCGGGCAAAGCAGGGCCAAAACCACCGGCAATCTCACCGGCTGTTTGATAACCACCAACTTCTTCTCTAGGTGGTTGAATTCCAAGTTTAGACAAAACTTTTTCAGACTCTTTTACCGTAGGAAAAATTGTTTCTCTCTCTACGCCCATAACCTTGTATTTGTCGCGCTCACCCGGCTCTCTAAATCCTAAATATTCAGGAACGGTATAAGCACCAAACTTCTCAAGCTCACCTAAACCTCCAGTAAAGCCTGTGGCTGCACCATAAGCAAGCGCACCAACTTTTTCACCAAAACCGGGTTCAGATGGGGAGTCAGGTTGAAATTTTCCTTTTGGTTTGTCTGGTTCAAATGGCATGGTTATCTCCAAGTTCCTGAAACGCCGCCAATGTTTACTTTATCTCCAGCTTTTAATTCTTTTCTATTTGCTGCCGCTTGAGCTTCTTCTTCAGTAGCATAATTTTTTCCAGAAACAGCTTGTTGTGATGACTCACCAATTGTTTGTTTACCGGCGGGTCTTCCAGCTTTAATAACATCAACGGTTGAGTAAGGAATTATTGTTTCAAGTTTATCTACAAGAGCTTGAGCAACCGCAGCCTGACCTTTGGTTAAAGTTCCGGATTGAATTGCTGGCAAAATGTTTTCAACAGCAATACGCTTAATGTCGGCAAGTTTAATAGCAACTTTGTATGGGTCATCTGTTCCAGCGTTAATGTACAAACCAGATTGCATTTGCTTGGAAAGCTCAGACAAGCCAGTAGCCGCACCAGATGCTTCAATAGACGCAAGGTTTCGACCAATACCAGTAAACAACGTGTTCATTTCTTCTTGTTCACGTTTGGTAATCTTTCTACCAATATTGTTTCTTACGTAATTCAATATACCGTCTTTTGTTTGCAGATTAGGCAAAAGACCTGTTGTTGTTCCAGCAGGTAACTCTTTAATTGCTTCAACAGCACTGACAAGACCTCCAAGAGAGTTGACCGCTCTTTGAGACATCATTTGTTGCTGAGTAATACGTCCTGCTTTTGTTTCAGCAGTTAATTGTATTTGAGCGCGACGTAGTTTTTCATTAACGTCAATTTCTTTTTCTCTCAGTCTTGCTGTCTCTTTAGCTTGTTCTGTTTCTCTTGCTTCTTTCTTCTCTTTAAACGCTCTTTCCCAAGCGTCATCACTGGTTTTCTTCAAATCTTTGATAAAAGAAATACCCTGCTCAATGCCTTGAAGCTGTGTCTTTTGTTTCAACACTTGACCACCAAGAGAAGCCGTAAGAGCAGCCATTTCTGTTTCTGCTCTAGCACGGTCAACAGGAAGCAGCTTGTAAATACGGTCAGCCTCTTTGTCAGCAGCATCAAGAATTGCTTTAACAGAATTCATGCTCTTTTCAAATTCTTGCAAATCTCTCTTAAATAAATCTGCACGACCTTGCTGCCAGCCTTTCATCAATCCGGTCATAGCGTTCAACGAATTCATGGCTGACATTTTTCCTCTGCCACCAAGACCAACGCCAACAACACCAATCAAACTAAACAAAGTAGCAAGACTTTGTATGTTTTCTTTTGTTGGGTTTAGTTTTGGATAAGGATTTTCTTCATACATCCTTTTTCTTTGATTCTCTGCGCCATATACTTTTTCCGCTTCTGCTTCAGCAAGCATAGCTCTGTTAGCAGTATCAACTCTGGCTTTTTCAGATTCCATCTCAGCAATACGTTGCCGTTGTGGTTCCATCTGCTTATAAAGCTCACCTTCTGCCACGGCAACTTGTTCAGGCGTTTTAATTTCTTTTGCCATACGGCTGTAATCAACACCCGGAACACCACCCAAAGAAGTGTTTAAAACTTCAATTTCTTTAGGAGCCTGAAACTTTAATGTTTTAGGTTGCTGAGTTAATTCTTTAGTGTCTTCAGCCATTATGGAGTACCTCTAGTTTGTTGAGGGGCATATCCGTATGTACCTCCACCAGCAATTTGAGCCAGTTGCGTGTAGAACTGCTGATTAGCTTGAGCAAGCTGCTGGTCAAGTTGCATACCCGTTCTAATAGCACCCAGCGCAATGTTGTCGCCAATTTGTGCAACTTGTAATCCAAGGTTGTACTGATTTGACAGTAATTGCTGACGAAAGGCTTCTGTCTGCGCTTGAGCTTGAGCAACGCCAACACCACCTCTAGACTCAACACCTTGAGCCATTTGCGCTCTCATAGCTTGATAAGCCTGTGCGCCTTGTGGAGTCAATTCACCAGCCATAGCAGCACGCTGTAAATCCTGTCCTGCTTTTTGATATGGCTGACCTACATTCTTTTGTTCTTGTGTAGCTTCTTGAATTTGTTTAGCTGCTTGTTGCGCTTGTTTTCTGCCAACTATTGCGCCAGCACCAGCACCACCAACACGAAGAAGGTCAGCACCAGTTATGCCTGTAGTTGCTTTTAATTGTGCTAATGGGTCGCCAACAAATCTTTGCAAGAAACTTCTTTGGTCTCCTGCTGCTGTACCTCCACCGGCAGCTTGTTCAGCTTGCTGTCGTTCAACAGCTTGTCTGGCTTCAGTAGATGCTGGCGCAGGAGGTTGGACAGCAGGAACTCCAAAAACATTTGCAGCAGCAGCAGGAGCTTCTACCGCAGCTTGAGGAGGCGTTAATTCAACCGGGGTAGACGGCTGATAATAAAAGTCTTGAGTTCCAACTTGAGCAGGTGGTTCGTACTGAGTGTATGGAGGGCTGTACGCTACTTCTCCACTAGCCACTTCTGGAGAGAATGTTTCTGCTGGTTGAGAATAAGAAGATTCTGGACCCGGTGCAATTTGGTAATAATCAGAATAATAATCATCATAAAATTCCATCAATCCAGTGTCAGGATTGACTGTTCCGGCACCGCCAGCTTCTTTCAATAGCTTGACTTCTTTTGGCGTTATGTGGGCAAGCAGAGTATCGCCACCACGACCTTTATCGGCGAGCATCTTAGCAATTGATTTTAAATCGCTAGTCTCTTGAATATCGGCCCGTAATAGCCGTGCTAGTTGTTTACTCATTTTAAGCCTCCGAATTACCCATATAGCGCAACGATTCCACGTTCCAGCCAGCTTTCTTACCTTCTTCCTTATCACCGCCAAATATCGGCGCACCAGCGTCGCCAATACGTAATGCTTGTCCTAATGCCGCAGTACCAACAGAAGACGTTGTTTGTATTGGGCTAACAGGTTGTTGCTGTTGAGTCGGTGCTTTAGTAGTTGTTGTTGGTGTAGCAGATACTGGGGCTTGTTGTTGCTTACCAAACAAAGTCGAATACACCGCTGGATACAACGCACTAGCCAATAATCTTTCTTCTGTTTTACCAATAAGAGGGTCGCTAGGTGTATATGGCGAATCTGCTCTTAATGTTGCGTATTGTTGCTGTATTCCCAACGGAGGAGGTTCTGCTGCTACAGCTTCTCCCGTAGCCGCTATAGTTCCTCTTTCTTCTACAGGAGCCGGATACGTTGGTTCTGTATTAAATCCGGCTTTTAATCCTTCAATAGTTCCAGTAGTAATCCCAGCAGAAACACCTACTTTAGCTCCAGCAGCAACAGCATCTGACAAGCTACTGCCGTCAGCCAATTGTTTTAATGTCGTTGTTGTAGAACCACCAACCGCAGACGATGTAATTTTTCCTAATGTCGTTAATTGTCTGCCGGAGGCTTCAGAACCAATCTCTGCACCTACAGCCGTACCAGCAACTTGTCCTGCATAACCACCAGCACCAGCAGTAGCCGCAGCCGTAGCAATGTCACCTACATTGCCGCCATTCATTGCTTTTACAGCAGCAGAAGAAACAGCAGAAGTAGTAGCAGCAACAGCAGCCGTAGATGCTCCCGCCATAGATGACGCCACATAAGGGCCAGCAACATAAGCGACTGCAATTGTTTCAATAACTGGCAACGGATTCTTAATGACATTAGAAACGGCTGTTTTAACATTAGTCGCAACTTTACTGACTACTTTACTAACAGCTTTAGCCGCGCCAGAAACAGCTTTAGTCACTGCTTTGACTGCTCCACCCATTAAAATTCTCCCATACCGATTAAGCCCGGAGTAACACCGTCATCCAACACGGTTCCGCTTGGCTGAGTTTTAATGTCGATGCCAGCCATCTTTAAAACTTTCATGATTTGAGGATTATCAATATCAAATCTGCCAGTTTTAAATCCTGCTATTTTCATTGCTTGCTTAAACTCTTTAATGCTTTCAACCAAAGTTCTAGGCGAGTCAGCCGTATCCATTGTTATATCAACGCTGCCATCCCTATTGTTGTTGTAAATAAATAGCGTGTTGTTTGCTCTCATTACTCTGAAATCAGGGTCAGTAGCTACTAAGTCAGCAAACGTGTTGTACAACTTAATAGCTTGCGCTCTATCTCCAGTAGTAGATTCCAGAATGTCAATGACATCCATAGGCTCTGCTGGCTGACGTTGTTTCTTAACCTGCTCCATAACAGCTTGATTATTTGGCAACTCAAAACCTGATTTTTTTTGGGGGACGGGGAGCATTTTTATAGTCCTAAAGAAGCTGCGATTTGTTCATGAATGTACAAATGGCTGGCTATCCAGTCATAGAAATCAGACTCATTATTGAAGTCAACGTCCAACATATTGAACGGATTATTCAATCCTAAGAGGCTTGCAAACGCTTGATGCTCGACTTGGTGAGCCAATAACCAGTCATCTAGGTTGTCTGTTTGGGCGTCAATAATGGGATAAATAGGCACTGAAATGCCACTATCCATGAATACTTCCTGAAATAGCTTATGTTGCAGCCCATTTTCAAACAAAAACTCTCCTAGGGAATCATCATTCCCGTATTCAACAATGGAGAGCGTGTCCATGTTCATTACTTGTCTGCCTTGTTCTCTAAGCGGTCAAATATCTTGCCTAACATTCCCTTAATCTCAGCAATGTCTGTCTTGTAATCATCTTTGCTTAAATATATGTGCGGTATCTCACGAATATCGTCATCTATACGATTAAGCATTCGTGTAATGTTGTTTAGCGTCCAGCCACCAAAGAACGCAGCAACGCCAACCACTAAATTAAACAAAGATTGTCCGTCCATGTTAAGTTGTAGCAAAAATATAGTAATTGGAACCGTCTGACTGCACCGTAACGCTCTTGTATATCGTTGCTAACGTGTACGTTAAGTTGCCATCAATCGTTTGTGAGGATGTCGTGTTAATCGTTACCGCATTAGCAGAGTTATCAATCTTCTTAACTCTGAATTCTTGTCCAACTACTGTGTTAGCCGACGGCAAGACAACGCTAAACGGTGCGTCAGGGTAATTAACTAAGATGGTCGCATTGTTGTTGTTTGCCGCATACGCCGTGTTGGTCCACGTAACAATACCGCTTGCATTGTTAATCCACGACAAAACAACGCTAGTTGAATTCGTCCAAGAAACATTAGTTCCAGCAGTAACCGTCACAACATTGGAAACAATATTGCCGGTACCGCCACCACCACCGCTGACAGCCACGTTAGCAGCCGCTGTAATGCGTCCCTGCGCGTCAATCGTAATGGCAGCTACCTGAGTAGCACTACCGTAGCTTCCGAGCGTTACAGCCGTATTAGCAAGGTTGACGGTGACGTTTGCTGTTAATGCACCGCCACCAGACAAGCCTGTGCCAGCAAGCACATTAACCGTGTTGGGTACAGCACCAGCAACATTGGCTACCGCGATGTTAATAGCCGCATTAGCAGCAGCAGTCAATCGTCCTTGTGCATCAACGGTAAAGGTGCCAACCTGAGTAGCAGAGCCGTAAGCAGCAGCAACAACCGCTGTATTGGCTAATGAGACTGTGCCGGTTGATATGATAGGACCACCAGTTAAACCCGTGCCAGTATTGACCTGAGTAACTGTTCCTACACCACCAGAAGAAATGCTTACATTGGATGCAGAAGTAATACGGCCTTGAGCATCAATTGTAATCTGAGGAACCGTTGTAGCGTTACCATACGTTCCCGCAGTAACAGCCGTGTTCGCTAAACTAACGGTACCACTGGTCGTAATTGGGCCACCAGTCAGACCAGTACCCGTACTAACTTGGGTTACCGTACCTGTACCGTTACCTCCACCCCCTCCACCGCCAGCTACCTTTAGCATAATTGTTCCTTTTAACTACGGAGACGGTCTATAACCCATCGCCGGGAGTAATGTATATCGTTGCTGTTCCACTAGAACTAATAGCTGTGAAATAAGCATTTGGCACAAACGTCAGAATCTCATCCGTACTCGGCAACAGAGGAAACGCTGTTTGTGAGCTTGTCACGACAACAGCATTGTTTGCAGCTTCAGCCGACGTACTTCCATAGCCTAGAAACACCGTTATCGTGCCTGTATTAATGACACGGTATTGGTTGCCACCTAAGGTAGTAGAGAGGCATTGAACAGGTGTAGGAGCCGCTACGTTAGCCGTAAACGTGATGGTGTTGCCCGTCTTAGTAAAGGCATTAAGTCCCACTAGACACCTCCCATGCTTGGTTAGCTTCATTCCAGCTATACATTCCACCGTCCGTAGGCATAGCTACTGGAGCTTGCCACTGAGCGTTAGGGTCTAACGTCCAGCTTGGGAAAGGCTGCGGAGAAACAAACGCATCTATGTCAGCACGGTAGGTATAACCGATGCCAGCATAGTTCTTACGAATGTTTCCGTTGTAGCTGGTCTGTTTCCATGTACCGCCAAACAGACGTTCGCAAAAGGCTGCGCCGATGTACTCTTTCTCTACACCATTAGCATCAGCCGTGTCCTTGTTATCAACGACGATAACGGAAACAACTACATTGTTTTCATCAAGCTGTGCAAAGTGTGCCATCTGCTTCTCCTATTGCTTTATCAAATTCGTCTGACTCAATTTTCATTTTCTCTAAATCTTCAGGCAACCAAATAGTCGGAATACTGTCTTCAAACTCACGAATCTTATCCATCACCCATTGAACTTCTTCCCATGATGGGCAAGGTCTTGGGTCTTCCCAACGTGTAAACATCGTGTTGGATATTTCCCACTTAGCATTAGGGCGTAGCAATTGCATAGCCACATCAATGCCGTACATTCTGTAAAGTTTAGTTTCCATCAATATCCCCTATTGATTAATCTTGATAATTACAATGCCAGAGCCGCCTGTACCGCCAAGACCGCCATTAAATCCACCACCAGCACCGCCACCAGTGTTTGCAGTTCCATTCGTTCCTGTTCCCGGAGCACCTCCAGCACCTGCGCCACCGCCTCCAGACCCTCCAGAACCTCCCGGAGCCGCATCTCTTGCACCGCCACCACCGCCAGCATAAGTAACACTAGAACCAGAAATAGTAGAAGCAGTACCAGCGCCTCCATTGCCGCCAGAACTTGATGTGCCATCAGCGCCCACAGCAGAAGCGCCGCCACCACCACCACCTGCAAAGTTTGGAGAGCCAAAACCAGTGCCGCCATTGCTACCTTGACTTGATGGTGTTGCCGGAGTATTTCCAGAGCCTCCAGTACCTACTGAGGAACCTCCTCCACCACCTGACCCACCAGATAAACCATTTCGATTTGGAGTTTGGCCCGAACCACCACCACCACCTCCAGCAGATGTAATTGTGCTAAATATTGAATTATTACCACTACTTGCTTGATTTCCAGCCGTGCTTGTTCCAGCCCCTCCTGCGCCAACGGTAACGGTATATTCTGTGCCGGCAGTTACTGATAAAGAAGTTCCTGTTCTGTACCCACCAGCACCGCCTCCACCACCATTTGAAGTAGCACCACCTCCACCACCTGCTACAACAAGGTAATCAACGCTAGTCACACCTGTAGGACATATCCATGCAGTAGATGATTTAAATGTAAAGACTGTTTGTGATGCTACGGAATAAGAAAGAATGACTATGCCGGAGCCACCAGCAGCACCGCTAACTTGTGCGCCACCATTACCGCCTCCACCACCACCGCCAGTATTTGCAGTACCAACAACAGCCGATGTTCCGGGTCCACCACCAGCACCACCATTACCGCCGCCACCAGAACCACCGGGTCCAAGAGTAGTACCGCCACCACCACCACCACCAGCGTAAGTTACAGACGGACCTGTAATAGTAGATGCTTGCCCAGCACCACCGCTACCTCCTGTACCTCCTGATGGTCCTGCTCCCGCCGTTCCTGCTGCGCTTGCTCCACCGCCGCCACCTCCAGCAGTAGAGCTGGCACCGCCACCAGCACCACCACTAAATCCTTGATACGCTACAGCAGGTGCGCCATTTCCACCAGCAGACGGCTGGCTAGGTGTATTGCCACTACCTGCCGCGCTTGGAGCTATTCCATAACCACCACCACCAGAACCTCCATTGCCAGCAGCAGTTGCTGGTCCACTACCTCCTAAACCACCGCCATTAGATGTAATGGTGCTAAATGTTGAATTGCCTCCAGCCGTAGCAACTGAGCCTCCTGCTCCAACCGTAACCGTGTAATCTGTGCCAGCGGTAACAGCTAACGCTGTTCCGGTACGAAAACCTCCTGCGCCACCACCACCTCCAGCAGAAACACCATTAACTCCATTGCCACCACCAGCACCACCAGCTACAACAAGGTAGTCAACAGACGTAACGCCTGTCGGAGCAGTCCACGTACCAGACGCAAGGAAACGCTGAATAACGGTGACAGAGCCACCGCCAGCTTTTTTTAACGCTAGGCTAATTTTTGTAAAAGAAAACATTAGAACTCCTTATGCGTAGTTCTGAGCGTAATTCCCGTACCAGTTCGTACCGTCAGCAATAAAGCTCAAAATATCTTTGTTGCCGGTTGTAGTAATCGTCGGTGCGGTATTAGCAGCCCACTTAACGCCAGTAAACGTAGCATTAGCAGTAGCAGCACCGGTCACAATTAAGATGAACGATTTGCCAGCCGTTGCCGTTGGCATCGTAAACGTACACGTATTAGCCGCCGTTAATGTCACCGTCTGAACCGTACCATTGCTTAACGCAATTGTATTGGTTGTAGTCACCGTACCAATGTTGACAACAGACTCGGTGTAGTTAGTGTACGTACCGTTACCTATGGTGACTGCGTTAGCAGTTCCGCTAGTAATAGTGACGTTTGGCATCGTCATATTATTTAACGTAGTAACAGTATTTCCAAGTTGGATACTTGTATTGCCAAGCGTGATAGCTGTAGCAAAGTTTGTATCTAACTGAGATAACGGGATGGATGTAGTTGCCGTAGCAAAAGTATATGTAACAGGCATTTTAGAACCTCACTCTCAATTCATGTTCGTATTCAAAACCGTTGTACACAACGCCAGCATTGGTCGATGTCACGGTCATTCCCAAGTATTTGCCATACTGCTTGGCATCTGTTTTGTACAACGTGTACCCTGTCGAGCCGGTACTCCAAGTTATTACTGTTGAACTATTGTTAGTCCAAGGAATAGCAATAGAAGAATTATTCAGCCAGCTTATTGATTGATAACCTAATTCAACAACAGAACTAGAACCCGTTTCAGAATCAATTGAAACACTAATGGTTGACGTATTAGTTAATGTGGCTTCAACACCAACCTTTAATGCTTGTTTTGTTCTAATCGGGTCCTTCATCGGATTCAAAGATGTTTGAACATAACTGCTAACACTTGCAGTTGAATTCGCATACATTTTTATGCACGATGTTCCATCTGTACCGTACAACGTAATCTTGCCACCTACCGGCGCAGAAGTAACAAACTTCAGATTGTTTCCTGCGCTAGTAAAAAACCACTTCTTTTCAAAGAAAATAGCTTGTATATATCTGTTGTCGCTCGATGTTCCTAACCCTCCTGTATAACGGAAGTTAAATGCAGAACAAAGAATACTGTTTAACAAAACCTGACCACCGCTAGTATTGCCAGTAACAAAATCAATATTAGGAAATATGCCGTCCAACGAATCCGATATTTTGGATGTGGTCGAACCTACCAACGCATACACACCGTAGTCATTCATAAACAACACAGACCGGAAGTACGGGAAAATGGCATACGCCAACTTCGTACCTACCGACGCACTGACGTTCGTGTTCGTAAACAAAGTCGTGCCAGCCGTTGTAACCCTGACGTCTGAAAACACGTTAATGCTGTCATCACCAAAAATATACAAAAAGTTATTGGCTGACAATAGCTGAATAATGTTTCCATGCAATGTAGCGTCAGTAAGCACTACCGTACCAGCAGACACCGTTACAAAGTCACTGTACGAACCAGCAGCAGAATAATAAATAGTCCTGCCGTTAGAAATCCAAACCCGTCCAGAAAACGATTGAATACCTGAGTTAGTCCCGGTATTAATAATTGCTTTAGCCGTTGCGTTGCTACCGCCACCACCAGTAATAGATACCGTAATGTTTGAACTGTTTGTGTATCCAGTTCCATTGTTTGTCATAATGACCTGAGTCACTATGTTGCCGCTAATAATGGCTGTACCGGCTGCATTAGTTCCACCGCCGCCAGCAATGCTGACAGAAATATTGGAGGAATTTGTATAACCAGTTCCACCATTTGTCACCAGAACAGCAACCGTTCCTTGAGCAAACGTCGTAACAGACGCTAAAGCATTTGCTCCTGAACCTGCTCCCCCATTAAAAGTAATCGTTGGGGAAGACGTATAACCAGAACCAGCCTCAAGCAAAGTAACAGACGAAACGGCGTTAGCCGTAATGGTAGCAATAGCTGTAGCTTGTATTCCGTTCGTCTGATTCGGTGCTGATATAACGACAGAAGGAGCAGACGTATAACCTGTACCTCTACTTACAATTCCAATAGAACCTATTGAACCAACAAAAATTAAACTGGTTGCATCCCACGTAAAGTAACCTTTAGCCGGGTCAATAATTAGAACACGGTCATTTTTCCATTGGCTAATATTCATGCCGCTGGTTGAAAACGTACCAGCAGTCGCTAATGTGCTTTTAGCATTGGTTGTCAGATTAACGTATTCACAACTTCCATCATCTTCAAAAGCTATTAAATAATCATCTAAGCCAATGTTAGCTGAGAAGAAATTAACAACCGTATGGGAAAACGTAACGCTACCAACAGCATCATAAGTTGGCGTAATCTTTAAGTTAGCGTATCCCACCGGCATAGCGTTCTCAAGCCAGAAGAATTCATCGTCTCCAATAGCCGTGCGGTTAGCTTTCGTGTTGACTCCCCGAAAGTTCTTAACAACGTCATACGATTTTTTTTGTTCTGCGGCAGCCATGACCTAGTACGCTCTGGAATAAGGGTCAGGCAGTCTCCGAGTGTAGATGGACGCCTGAACAGCTTGAATCTGTTGCTTGTACTGACCTAAATAAATTTCAGCCTCACCAAACGACTGTTCATAATATTTAGCAAGGTAAGCAGCATAAAACTTAACTGGAGAAGAAAACGGTTCGTTAATATTATCCGTGTCAGACAGATTCACTAAATCTGTTGGCAGGAGAACCGTATCTAAGTCAATTGTGTAAGCTATGTCAGGAACGGGTCCAATATAGATTTGAGATTGCCCGTAAATGCTATAGGCAACCGGCGTTCCGATGCGGTTCTGCCAATAACGCAACTGTGCGTTAAAGTCTGTCCAAGCCATATACCGCAACGGTATTCTGGAATTTCCCCAATAGAGATTAATGTTGATGACGTCTAAGGTCAATATTCCAGACGGCAAGCAAGAATAATTAATTACTTCTGAAGGACCGGCGTACTGAACTGTAGCCGTTCCATTAGTAAACGGTGCGCTTGGAGGATAAATGCTAGTTGCAGAAGGGTAATCGGGAGGGTCCCCCAAAGTACCAGCAACAGTCACTACATAAATAAAGATATTGGAAAATACGTAATTGCCCACACTTACTACTAAGCCAGATGCCCATATAACAGGGTCGCTTCCGCCAGCCACCGGGGTGCAAGGTGTTTGACTTGTTTGGACCGTGCGGAGACACCCTGTATCACGAACAACACGCGCTCTCGCACCATTGATGTAGTCAGTTAATTGACTGTTGGTGTAAAAGTTTGCGTTTGCATCGTGCAACAAGTATCTGACAGCAGTAATGTAGCTTTGCAGTGT